TACTAAAAAAGTGGGCCTCTTTTTTTTTGCTTATCTTTGTGAAAATGTTTATACAATATGGCGGCATCAATAAACGAGGTAAGGAATACAGTCTTAGCAATAGCAAATAAAAATAATTACGGGTACATATCTCCACAAGATTTTAACCTATATGCCAAGCAGGCTCAAATGGATATGTTTGAGGATTATTTCTACTCCTATAATAATTGGATTGTAAAACAGAATGCAAGGTTATCAGGGATAGGGTACGCTGACATTGTTAAGGGATTGGTTGAGGTTATAGATAGTTTTTCTACCCAAGTATTCTTGCCTCAAGTTTCTTCAAACATCTTCTCACTACCTAATGATTACTATCTAATAAACAAGTTGTTCTATTATTCAACGCCATTGTTTACAGGTACAGCAACAGCGACAGGCGTAGGACAACTAATAGATGCGGCAGCCATAGGATGGAGCACTATACCAGCGTCTGCACCAACACCTCCAATAGGAAGCATAGTGGTTAACACGACCACACTCACAGAGGCTTATATAACTGGGGTGGTTGACGGGACTACTGTCACGATAAGTAATGATATATTTACAGTAATAGGTGAGAGCTATGTCATCTATTCAGACACTAAAATTAGAGAGGTAGAACGAGTAAGTCAAAACAAAATATTTTTACTAACTAACTCTATGCTTACCGCCCCTACTAAAACATACCCTGCGTATGTGTTGGATGGTAACAATGTTACGGTATACCCTTCTACTATAATTAACGCTGGTGCTATAAGGTCTCAGTATGTAAGGTATCCTCTTGACCCAAGATGGACTTACGTAAACTTAGGTTTAGGGGAACCACAATTCGATCCAACTCAACCTGACTTCCAAGAGTTTGAATTACCAAGTTCTGATGAGCCTACATTGATTGCAAAAATTTGTCAATACGTTGGTATAGAAATAAGGGAAGCAGACGTATATAACTTTGGAAGAACAGAAGAGGGAACTGAAACACAAGAAACAAGCTAAATATGTCATACATTACAGATTACCAATACTATGAGAATAGTCAAAATGTACCTACAGATGCAAACTGGGGTTCGTACCAATACGTTAGCTTAGAGGATATCGTTAACAATTTTATGTTAATGTATCAAGGGAACAATGAGATTATAAACAACGTCAACCGTTACCAAGTTTTATTCCACGCAAAGAGAGGGATTCAAGAATTGAATTACGATGCGATGAAAGAAATAAAAATCTTAGAGTTGCAGGTTTGTGATCAGTTAAGGTTTGTGTTGCCTCCAGACTATGTGAATTGGGTAAGAATATCTAAGCAAGAAGATGGTATGCTTTTCCCTATGACTGAAAACATTCAGACAAACTGGAGTAATGCTTACTTACAAGACAATGATTGTAGAATACTGTTTGATGTTGACGGTAATGTATTGAGGCCAAACAATTCATTCTTTGATATACAGCGATTAGAAGGACAACAAAAGAATATGTACTTAGGTACAGGTCCTTATAACGGACAAGAAGGGTACTGTATAGATGGTAACTGGGCTTTTGATTATGCTATAGGTGCTCGCTTTGGATTGAATACAGAAACAGCTAACGTAAATCCTACATTTAGTATTAATAAAAAGGGTGGCGTAATAAACTTCAACTCAGGAATGTCGGGTAAATTTGTAGTGTTGGAGTATGTTTCTGATGGCTTAGAAAATGGTGATGACTCAAGCGTAAGCGTGAACAAATTATTTGAGCAGTTTATATATGCGTATATAAAGTTCTCTATTTTAAATGGAAGGTATGGGGTTCAAGAGTACGTTATTAATAGAGCAAGAAAAGATAAGTCCTCGTTGCTACGAAATGCTAAGTTAAGATTAAGTAACATTCACCCTGGTAGACTCTTGATGAATCTAAGAGGCCAAAACAAATTGATAAAGTAATATGGGAGATAGTCGAACAACTTTTATAGCGGGTAAGATGAATAAGAGCGTTGATGAACGCTTAGTTCCACCAGGAGAATATGTAGACGCTTTAAATGTTAGGTTAGGTTCTACAGAAACTACTGAGATTGGTGCTGTAGAAAACTCTTTAGGTAATAGTCTTTTAACTAACTTACAATTCGCAGGACAAGACTTGGTTGGGGATGTTAGGTGTATAGGAGTATTTGAGGATGGTATCAATGAGACCCTGTACTGGTTTGTTCATAATGAAAACAATCCAAACTCTACAGAGACAGGTGTTGTAGATTTAGTTGTGTCTTATAATACTAACTCTGGTATTTTAATTTACCACTGTATAAGTACCTCTGTCTTAAACTTTAATTTTACTTACTTAATTACTGGAGTATCTAAGATAGAAGACCTGCTGTTTTTTACAGATGACTTAAACCCACCAAGGTGTATAAATATTACAAGGGATTATGCTTACCCTGGCCCTGGACAAATAGATGATGTATTTGTAGAGGAAGATGTTAGTGTAATAGTTAAGCCTCCAGGGTTTGAGGATAGACTTGTAGATGGAGGGGGTAACTACATTACCTCTATGCCTCTGTCTTCACCTCATGTAGAGTTAAGCCTAATTGAAGGAGGGGAGCAGAATTATATAAAGACAAGGTTTTTAACCTTTGCTTACAGGTATCGTTATGAGGATGGAGAGTATAGTGCCACTTCTTTATTTTCAACTCCAGCATTTGAGCCAGGTGATTTTTTGTTAAGTAATCAGAACTATTGGAATGCGGGTATGGAGAATAGGTACAACAGATGTATGGTTACATTTTCTACTGGTTCTCGAAGGGTAAAAGAAATAGACTTACTGTACAAGGAAACTACATCCAATGTTATATATGTAGTAAATAGATTCAAGAAAGATGACTTAGATATTTCCGACAATGACTTCTTTACTTATGAATTTATTAACTCTGAAATATATACAACTTTAGGATCAGATGAGCTACTAAGACTTTATGATAATGTACCAAGAAGAGCAAAGGCTCAAACTATTCAAGGCAATAGGTTGATGTACGGCAACTATGTAGACGGGTACAACATAACTAAAAAAGAAGAAGGTGGAGTTATCCCTGTTGAGTATAGAGCAGAACCATTTAGCAGCCTTATAAATGGAAAAGAATTTCCTACCCCATTCGTTTCTTCAGGGTCTTATACTATAGGCGGTGCAGTAAGTGAAGCAAACTCAGTTATAAGATTTAATTTAGCTTCTATGCAGTCGGGTGGAAGTACGGTTATAGAGGCTGGTACTGTAATAGATTTTACCTTTCAGCTACAGCAAACTACAGCTACAGTGTGTACCGACTCAGGTACAAGTGCTCAGTGCGTCAACACCTCCATACAGTCCTCACCTTTCTTTGTGAGCATGACGTTTGTAGCGGCTGTAGATTATGCAGACGTGAACGCAATGCTTTCCTCTCAAGAGTTTAAAGATAGAATAGGGGGTAGTGCAGACCAAGGGTTTTCTGGAGTTTCAGTAGTTCAAGAGCTTTACCCTTGTAACAATAGTGCTAATGGCGCAACACTAAGTGACCAATTTTATGCTGCAGCAGAAGACCCTATGATAGGGACCACACTACAATTAGTAGGTGGTGGTGTGACTAACACCGCATGTTCTGTATCCGCTTTAAACACTAACCCTTTTCCAACCCCTTGCTCTACATTACCTATAACGGAAGGGACTACAGATAACACTACAGTTACAGCAGGTCAGATGGAGGACACTTCTATCAATTTTCCGTCTGCAGGTGTTGTTGTAGGCAATATAGTAATTGACTCATTGACAGGGTTAAGTGCTGAGGTCACTGCCGTTCCAGGTGCTGGTGGGGTTAACACTCTAACGATAATAGATATAGACGGGGGACTTGCTACTTTACAGGTGGCTGGCACATCGTTTCAGATTGTTACGGGTGCATCTTCTGTACCTCCATGCTCTCATGACGGTTTTGTTTACACAAACTCTGGTACAACATTTAGCTTACAGGTTCCCGCAACTCAATGGTTTTCTGCAGACGGAACAGCGAGTGGCAACTACGCTGTAGCATACAGGTACTATAATTTTGTTGCGTTTAATTCTTCGGGAGGTTTTAAGTTGTCTTCAGAATCAGGCAGCTTACACTCTAACAGGGACTACGAGGTCGGTATAATGTATATGGATGCAGAGGGTAGGTCTTCTACTGTAATTACAAGTAATGAATCCACCTTATACTTTCAACCATCAACATCTATTTTAAAGAACAAGATAAAAGTAACACTTGATAGTTTACCGCCTTACTGGGCGAGTAAGTACAAGTTTGTGGTTAAGCCAGGTCAGGGAACTTATCAAACTATTTTCTCAACTACCTTTTACCAACAAGACGGAACTGGAACTGGAGCAACAGGGCTTCCTGTCGCAACAGAGAATGACCCATCTCAAGTATGGTTTAGGTTAGAGGGTCAGAATCAAAACATCCTTCAGGTGGGAGACGAACTCACTGTAAAGCAAGACACTCAGGGTGCTGTTCTAACGGAGCAAAAATCAGTGGTCTTAGATATTCAAGCATTCTCAGGTGGCGGTATAACAAGTTTTTCTTTAGCTGGACTATACATGCTACTTAAGCCTTCAGGTTGGTCTATAGAAACTCCTGACAATGCGTATTATTTTTATGGGACAGCATCAGGATCAGAATGTGTAAGCTATTCTTTAAATGATAGTGAAGGTGTTCCTTATACAATACCAGCGGGTTCAACTATTAGAATAAAGTGCTGGATATACAGAAATGGAGGTGGAGACTGCAGTAAAAGGATAGAGTTTGATAGAACATTTATATCTTCATCTGACTATTTAGACTTTTATCAGTGGGCTTTGGGAGATGATTTACGTGGTCAAATGAGGACCTCAAACGCTACAGCTATTAATGGGATGACGTTAAATTTTCAAGAAGAACTTTCTCCAATTAATATTATTCCAGATCCACTTGGTGATGGTATAGGGGGATCTCAAGTACAAGTTTGTAATTCATCAGCTGAGGATTCAGGAGATGCTTTAGCAGCAATTTGTGAAAATGCTGCAGGAGGTTTGTTTTTTAATTTAAACAATGGAGGATTAACAACTTGTAGAAGAAGAGGTACTCATAGCCCCAGGGTACATTTAAGAATTGAAGTGACAAGAGCTATTGGTACGTTTACCTTTGAAACAGAGCCACAGGAGGTGGACCCTAACTTGTTTTATGATGCGTCAGAGTTGTTAGACCTTGAGCCTGAAACACCTGGTGGGCAAAAGTATCATATGGCTAAAAGGGACTTTATACCAACAAACTTACAGCCTAACAATTATGTTTTACCTACAACTTCACAAGACCAAACATCTGGAGGTGACCCTCTTATAACTGTGTTAGATGATTACAACTGCTACACCTTTGGTAACGGTGTTGAAAGTTTTAGGATTAATGATAACCCTGCAGGAAAGACTTTTAATTTAGGGGAGAGAACAGTAGCCGTATCTAACCAAGACTTTCAAGAAGCCGATAGGTTTGCAGGTATTACATATAGTGGGGTTTATAGTAGCTCCTCTAACTCTAATAACCTAAATGAATTTAACTTAGGCTTAGTAAACTTCAAGGATTGCGAAACAAGTTTTGGGCCTATTCAAATATTACACGCAAGGCAGACAGATATACTTACCCTACAAGAGGACAGGATATCTTATGTGTTAGCAAACAAAGATATTATCAGTGACTCTGCTGGGGGTGGTGCTATTGTAGCTGTGCCTGAAGTGTTAGGTCAACAAATAGCGAGGATAGAAGAGTTTGGTATTAGCTTTAATCCTGAGAGTTTTGTTTCTTGGGGTTACGATATGTTTTTTACTGACACCAAGAGAGGTGCTGTAATTAACCTGCGTGGTGCAAATATGAAGTCTGATGAGGTGCAAGTTGTGTCAAAGTTAGGAATGAACTCTTGGTTTAGGGATACCTTTAACTCTCAACTTACTACTCAGAAGTTAGGTGGGTATGACCCTTACATGAACGAATATGTTTTAGGAACCAACCTGCGTACCGTTCCTATTTTAGAAGATAAAATACCTTGCGGTCAAACTCTTACTCAAGTGAATAGTAATGCAATTATTGGGTATGAAGTAGATTTAGGGGCTATTGTAGGTGAGGTTAACATACCTTACTCAGTAACACCTGGTGGGTCAATAAGCATAAGTGTATCATGGAATGGATCTGTAGTTGCATCGGTTGTTGATGCTGTATATAGCGGGTCTCTTACGTTTTCAAAAAGCTTAAACTCACAGGAAAGTTGCTTTGTAACAATATCTCCTGTAGAAGCAAGCTACTCTATAACTGTAGATTGTTTACCTAAAAATCCTATTACGGTAATACAGGTTGTTACTAATACAAACAACTATGACGGTGACTTTATTCACACCTCATACAACTGGACTGATGGCTTTACTATTAGCCCTTCAGCAGGGATTTCTTCTGCACAGTTAACAGTGCCTCAAGCCTCAGAGTATAGAGTCAATGTGGGTAACAGGTCTCTTGGAGCGTTCCCTTACGATGGTGTAGATATAAAATTAAAAACACAAAAGTATGGTATAGACACTTTTGACTTTGACCCTGATATACATAAGTTTAGAATACTATCTTCCAACACCTTGTATGAGGACACAGAGGCAGACTTAAATGCCTTGTTAACCGCTTCGTCATTAGTAGGTGGGGGTGTGATAACAAGTCCAGCACCAGGTGAATACCAAGGTGTAGAGACAGCGTTTAGTCTCCCTCAGTCAAATCAATACTTATACTTGATATGGGACTTAAGGTTATTTAGTTCTCAAATAGTTTGTTACTGTCAGACCACTGATGAAGCTAACGATGTGTGTTGCAACTGCGAGGTTGATTGTAAAAACGCTTACTTCGGTCCTCAGTGTACCTCTGTTGAAATGGTTTGTACAACTGACGTAGATAGCCCAGGCAACTTAGGTATAAAATCGTATAATGGAAATTTAGGTATACCTACTATAGGGGATATAGTTTATAATACCAGCAACTGCGGTCTACCAAATATGCCTCGTGGGTTTTACACAGTTAGTTCTGTAACCCCTTCAATACAAACTCCGAGATGGGTTCAGGTAGATGACACAGGTACTGTAATTAATATGGGAGTATGTACTTAAAATAATAAAATAAATTATGGCTTGTAATAATTCAACAACAATATATTGGGGAGGTGTTAGTTTTTCTACTGCCCCTCAAATATATAGCGACCCTGAGCTTACCATCGTTGCTATTGACGGGTGGTATTCTATAGGCGGGGTGTATAGACAAATGACTGGAGGTGTATTAGGAGCATCGCAGAGTTGTCCTACATGTAAGTTTAACTGTGACACAGGCGTTGTAACTGGAAATGGTAGTTTAGGTAAGTATAATGTAAACGTAGGTTTAGGAGGGAGTACGGGTGCTGTTATAATTAGATTCAGACCTTACGGTGCTCCAGACAGGTGCACATGGACTTTTAACGGTGTTAGTGCTTCTGAGTATAGTAGCCCTGTTTTTGGTTACATGGAGGGGCTTATTGGAAATGGTGGGGCAACTGGAACACATGTATGTGACGGTAGCGGTGTCACTATAACAAATGCTAACGGAAGTAACGGTTTGTCTTTCGCAGGATTTCAGTATGTTTATGATTTTCAAGGAAATAATTTTGTAGTAGATGAGGATGAATTTGGTTCTCCTATTGGTGCTACAGCAGGTCCTTACTCTGCTGCAGAAACTACGTTGGTTGATGGTACGGTAGACTTTGTTACGATGGTTGTACCAAAACCACTGCCATCTCCTTCTGACTTAGTTATTTCTGTTGACGGACCTTGTATTTATACCCAATGGGATTTACAGGTAAACTGCCCTATTAAACTTAATGAGTTTGCAGCAGGAGTAAACGGAGGTGCGTGTGGCTTTAACTTCTCTTCTCCTATATATACTGCTCATGTAGGAAATGACACAGGTGTTTCAACATCTATCTCTGTAAATGACTGGGTATTTAACGATGAGAACGGAGTTACTAAAACTCCTGCAGGGATATACCCTGTTAGTGTACTTGGGGTAAACAACTTAATGACGGTGTCTGCAGACGGTATAGTTACTAATATAGCACCTTGTTAAAAACTTATATAAAATGGCAGAAACAAATCAACCGCACACAGTATCGTACAGTGAAGACGTAAAAGGGTGGCCTTCATTTTATTCATTTTTACCAGACTACATGGCGGGAATGAATGGGTTCTTTTACTCTTGGAATGGGGGTAACTTATACAGACACAACACTAACCAGACTCGTAATAACTATTACGGTGTTCAGTATAGTTCTACTATCACCTCTGTTTTTAATGCAGAGCCTATGATGATAAAACTATTTAAGACTATGTCTTACGAGAGTGATGATAGGTGGGAGTGTACTTCTTTGTTTTCTGATTTAAGTTCAGGATCAATGCTCTCTACTTACTTTGAGCAAAAGGAGGGTGAGTGGTTTACTTACCTTAGAGAGAACGCTGGAACGGTTGAATGGAAGGCCAGGTCAGCAAATGGTATTGGTGCTTGTGTAAGTGTTAGTGGACCACCCAACGCAACGGTTATTGAATTTGGTGTAGACATAGGTAGTATACTGAGCATAGGGGATTTAATGTACTGGGTAGTTCCAGTGGCTCCTACTCCAGGAGACCCTAACCCAATTTCAGGTGAGCCTACGTTTGGAGGAACGGTAACGTCTATTGTAAGGCAGAGCAGTACAAGTGTAGGTGGTGTAGTTACACCTTCATCTATTACAGTGGACTGTACTACGGGTACTGTACCTTCTATTGGAAACTTTATAACCGCTATAAAGAACTCAGTTGCGGAGTCTCATGGAGCACGTGGATACTACCTAAACTTTACACTTGAGAATGTGAATGTAAATGCTGTAGAATTATTTTCTGTTGGGGGAAGTGTAATGAAAAGTTATCCATAGATTTTG